TTGCGTTGATGTTTCATAGATAACTCTTCCTCTACACCCCTTGGGGTTGGAGTAAAACTTGATCTTGCCTTGTGAATTAAGCCAGTATCGGTTTTAGTTACTACACCTTTGTGTGTAGTATAACTGCCACCTGGTTTCAATTGATCAGGAGTAACGGGTGCAGATACACTATAATTTTTTGATTTTTCAATCGGATTACCTTGATCATCGACTGCTCTTGGCCCAGCTTCTGCTACGCCGCCTTTTCCTTTGCTTAGAATGCTATGCATCTTCTTTGCAACTTCTTTGTCAGATGGTTTACCTTTTTTAGCGGGTTCTTCTGACATGATTTCGTCTTGAATTTGGCTACCTAGACTTGCACCAGTCATTGCACCACTTGGACTTTTAGTTAGTGCTGCGCCAGCGATACCACCTAATGCTGCACCAGCCATACCTTCATCAGTTGTTTTACCTTTGCTTAGAATACTGTGCATACGCTTTGCAACTTCTTGCTTAGACGGCTTGCCACTAGTAGGTGCTGCCTTAGCAAAGTTTTCAGATATATCATTTGCCCATGCTTCTAATGCAATGGTTTCTTCCATGTCAGCCGTTTCAGTAATGTGCTTACTCAACTTACTTAATATCGGCATCACTCCTTCAATGCGAGGATCCAAGCTACTAGACATGAACATTTCGCTTAAATCAACTTGTTCCTCGTCTTCCATTAATGATGGAGTGTAACTCTCAAAGTAAGCATTGTATCCACGCTTACCGGACATTTTACCCAATGACTCACGCAGTTTTTGGTAGTGGTTGATTCCCTCAGCTACCAATTGCTGTGCTGATTCATTGAACTGCCCATTACGAGTAGCACGAACAAATCCTGCCATCTTTTTATATTCTTCACATAGACCGGAAATATGATTCCAACGTTCATCGTTAGCTTTGCCACCTTCTGCAATGTGTCTTGCAAACACACGAGCCAATCCAGGCTTGTCAGTGGGTGCTAATGCTCTTTCACCGATTGAGTTTTCAATAAAGATTTTATCAATTTGGCGATAGCGTTGTTCACCTTCTTCCATTTTTCTCTTATGCTGAATTAGAATTTTAGTTGTAGGAACGTTGTCACTATAGCTAGCTTTCTTGCCTTGTGCATGATAGCCTTCGTACATTGTTTCTTGCTTCTTGGTGTGTTCTCTTTTTGCCATATCGTTTTCCAAATTATCCATATCTGACAGTTTAAAACTAAGTTGTTTCATTGTCGCAAATCTTTTTAATGTTCTGGTAAGTTGCTCCCAAGATTCGCTGTCAGCCGAACCATTCTTAGGACTATTAGCTACTTTGTGGTCAAAATACACAATAAGCTGGTGCAATCCGTCAATTGAAACATAGACTTTGCCGTAGCTTTCACCGTCTTTAACAAAGTCAATTTCAAATACTTCTGCTTCTTCTGGTACAGGCACAGCCTTACCATCGCTAGACTTATTGACAACAGACCGTCCACCGCGGCTGAGTATTTTTCGTAATTCTGCCCTTAGGCTTTCTTGTTTTTTTGACATAGTGATGTATTTATCAATCTTACAGTTAACTTAGTACCGCAAAGAAGGGTAATGGGGCTATGAATTCTTCATGGTCGCGCATATGACTATCTAATCCACTATGATATTCGCTCAATTGCTGTATCACTCTAATTGAAAGTAGTGAAGCCATGACTAAATCGTCAGTTTCTCCTACCTTAGCAGCATAGCTTCCTGCATTTGCAATAAATGACTTCAATTCAGTTATTAGGCTATGACTATGAATTGTCAGTTTCTTGCTCTCAATCAAGGTCTTAAACTTAGCACAAGCTGCGAGTTTACTTTTGTTAGTTGTAGTAAAGCCCTTTCGCTTCTTACCTGGCTCGCTGATAAAGATACCGGGGATATTGCTCTCACCGTATTCATTTAATGATACTAATGCAGCTTCTCCAATGCTATTATTCTCAATAGAATAGTAAATGCTGTTTGGTTCGCCGGTGCAGTCTGCAATGTACTTAGTGATTTGTGATAGTAACTTAATCTGACTAGGGATATCTGTCTTATTGTGCTTCCACTCACCTATCTGAGTAGTAGTGTTAGCTTCAAATATTTGAATTGCGGCAGGATCACTACCTGTACCCAATGACGGGTCAAGTCCTACTGCGTATACATTACCCTTGGCCGGTCGTTTGTACCATCGAATCTGACCAATACGGTGAACAGGTTCAATACCTGCTAAATCAATAAGAGTGCTAGGATTGATAAGGGTTTCATCTGCGATAATGAACTCACACCCAATCTCTCGGCGGAATCGATCTTCACCTAATTGAGCTTGCATTTCTTTAGCCCATTGTTCATCTCGTCCGGGTTGCTCTGGCCAGTATGCTCTATATGATTTGAATCCGTTAACACCCAACTCAGTAGGATTACCATACTCATCTTCGCACTTGTTAGCACCCTTCCAGATGAACGCAAATTGATCTTCGTCTGAGTTAGGCGTGCTAGTGATAATAGCTTTACCACCAGTCGATAGTGTAGGGGTGATAGCAGTCCAGAACTCTTTAGCGATACTTGGTCGAACGAATGCGAACTCATCAAGGTATAGTAATGTAATCGACATACCACGACCGGTGTTTTCAGTGGTTGTAGCTGAAACAATACGTGAGCCGTTGTCAAAGTCTATCGAGCCTTTGTTGTATGTTGTTGAACCAGCTTTAATATGATCGGGACAGTTCTCATATGCGTACCGAATACGCTGCATAATTTCTTGGGCACCTGTATACTTGTGTGCTGCAATTAAGATCGTTGAATCTGGTACAAACATTGCATACCATAACAAGTATCCGGCTGCTGAAGTAGATTTACCTGATTGTCGTGGCATCAAGCTGATAGAATATCGATAGTTATGATATGTTTCAATCAATCGCCTTTGATAATCCCATGGATGATAGACCATGCTGCCTTTGGTAGGGTGCTGAATCATAAAAAAGTTATCCATAAAATATAGATAACCATTTTCAGGATCACAGCATTTGATGAAGTCGTTTAATTCAGTTTCATCTCTGAATTTTGTCTTGACATATGGGTCTTTGACGAGTGTGGGGGCATTGCTCATATCAGTATTTACTTGGGTTATCCCAACCCAATTACTTTGTCCAGGGTCTTCCGATTGCAGGAGCCACGGTTCCGGGACTAGTATACTTGTTGTATTGGCGATAGCCCGGTGTTCCTACTGCTTGGCGTTTTGTTTTCGCCAATGCAAGTTTGTCGTTTTTACGCTTTAATTTAGTAGCAGCTGGATTAGCTCCTACTTCGGTTGATATTCCATTAGCTGCCATATTATTTTCCTACTGGCTTTTCGCCTGTTAGATATGGCCTACTGAACCATAGTTGAAACCATTCATCAGTTCCGGGTTTGATATCGTGTTTCTTCATTAACTGAGCTTTTTCATTCCCAGTAATACTGATGTTAGATTCTTCCCCTATAACTTGCTTAGTTATTCCACTTAACTTTTTCAAGTCTTCTAGCGTAGTGTTAGTATTCTCTTGGCGAGAAGGAACGGACTTGAGTTTGTCAAATCCGTTCATTACTTGGGCTTGTTTCCATACATCAAACATGATGTATTTATCTTGTTTTACTTAATATCGAGTGGACATTGCTTGTGTGTCATCATCACAAAGAATTTCTCTTTCATCGTGATTTTGTCCTCACTTGGTTTAGCTGCATCTGCTGGAAGCTCAATATCAAATTCTATCGTATTAGATAACTCTACCTTAAATCCAGTGCGAGATAGTAGTGCGTCCCATTGATGAATACCCAACACGCTATAGTGATTTAGGTTATACTCATGCTTTCTCTCCGTGTCCGGGGCAGGAACTTCAACATACATTTTGCCCTTCAGTTTCAATAGTCGGTTGTATTCTGCTAAAGTAATGATGGGATACGGGCTATGTTCTAGTGAATGTCTAGCAAAGATGAAATCAACGCTTTCGTCATAGTAACCATCAACTTGCGGGATGAATGACATATCGTAGTTTTTTACTGTATGTCCCTTGTCTGTGCAAATCTTAGTGTCAACTGGACTCAGAGTTATTCCAACACAATTAGTATAACCACGTTCTTTCATTTCATCTAGAAAGTAGCCGGGCCCGCAGCCCATATCTAGAATCAATGCATCTTTTGGTAAATTCAATGGATCAATATATGTCTTGACCATTTGACTAGTTAGCTGCTTGTGAAATGCTGCATCTCCCTCGTCATAGAGGTGAGCAGTATAAAGCCATTCGTTGTAGAACTTGATCTTGAGTAAGTCTAGGGTATTGTTAATATCAATCATAGTTTTACTTATCAGCAAAACCACGTTGATTTATTTTTTCTTCTTGGGCTTTTCGCCGTATCCAGCAAATCCCATAATAGGACTAGCTTTGTAAGTATCATCTGGTTCCATGCTACGCAGGTCGCCATCATTCAAATCTTTATATTGGGCGCCAACAGCAGCATATGCATGTTTCAGCATATTTTGTTCTTCTTGGGTGTAGGGATGAGTTGATTTAGATTTACCTATCCAACTTTTTGCATCAATATCTGGCGGAGTTATACCATCAGCGCCAGCGACAGCCATTCCTAACCTATAAGAAGTATAGTCGCCGCTAATGTGCTCGCCGTCTCCGTATGTGTTCAATCCTTTAGTAGCATTTTGCTTACGTTTCCCGATCGGGCCGGATTTTACCTCACTAATGAATTCTTTTGCTCTCATAGTTCTTTGTCCGATTGATAAGAAAATAAATGAATCATCGGGATATTAGGAATCGGGGACACCATTAGTCTTAAATTTCCATATGCAATGTCAACGTTGTACCTAGTAACGGCGTTTCCTATGAATAGTGTACCGTGTACACTGTGCTGTGCTCTAATTCCATCGTTTCTTTTAGTTACCGTAATAGAAGCAGTTTGACTGTCATTAGTGTCAATCGCTGATGAAGATACTTGAAAGCGAATGGTACTGAATGCATTTTGCGGTAGTTCGTATATTACTTGATTAGCAGTGTTAGTTTGAGTAGCTACATTAGATGAGTTAATAGTGATACCACCATTAAGACCAATTCCACCGTTGATTGCCATGTTACCAGTTGAGGTCACGTTACCGATCGCAAACAAGTCACCAGTAGCGTAAATATTGCCTACTTGCAAGTCTGTTGCAACAAATCTGTTCGACCCTTGATAGAAACTCAATACGTTGAAGTTTTCGCTGATACCAATATTACCGACGTGCAATGAATCGTATTTGCTTAACCATACGTTAGCCACACGTTTAGTATCACTTCCGATTGAAACTAAGTTAGAAGTGATTGGGATGATGTTTGTGTCGATGTTAACTTGGTTAAGCTCTACGTCAAGTACTAAGTTAGCGATACCACCACTTAATCCAGCATTATTGAATTGCAATGCGCCATTAGGTCCACCTTGATTTAGTAAGGGGATACTAGCAAAGTTGTTGTTAATCTTATCGAACGCAACGCGCAATGGGTCACCGGTACCGTCATTGGGTAGTAGACCAATATCAATAACTTCTAATATATGTAGGGTTGTCGCCATGTATGAATTCCGTTTATACTATATTTATCGTCGGCAACACCGTTTTGATTTTGCTCTAGACTAAATATATGTATATATAAGGAGCATTTATGCACAAATTTCTTTTAGGATTGCTGTTAATCGCATCGGCATCTGCACACGCATGGGACCAAAGAGCCCCTAATCCAGTACAAGCATGTCAAATACACAGTCCCTATGGATTTGCACAAACTCAGCGTACTGCACAACCTATTTGCCGTGAAGCATATCTAGTTGCATATGATGCACCCGCAAAGATTCCAGTTTATGTAGCATACACATTACTACCACAAAACGCATTGGGTTGCTTTCCCCGCACCAATGCTTTTGTGGCCGATAAATCGATTCAAGGTGGTGCAGTACCCGATGACTACGTGGGTACCGGGTATGATAAGGGTCATGCTGCACCTGATGGTGATTTATCATGGACTCTCCAGGTTGAGTATGAATCATTTCTAATGACAAATATGTACCCACAGCACGGTTCATTGAACCGCGGTATCTGGAAGTTACTTGAAACTAGTGTGCGTGGTTG